TCGAAACAACCGCCGTCGTCGCCGAGCCTGTAGCCGGGAATGCGGGATGCGTTCAGTGGCGCGAGCTGGCACCACTTTTGGCACGGCGGGTGCGCGACCACAGGCCATGGCCCCGCGTACAGGCGAGCGTCGCGGGCTTCGTCCCATACCTCGACACCCGGCAGGCCCGCGTAGACGCCCTTGGGATCGACGTACAACGCGGCGACGGTGCGCGGCGTGCCGCTCATTCGTCTACCGCCCCCGCCGCGCCGCCCAACGAGCCGGGCCGCCTACCCTGGCGCTCTCCTACCGTCTCCGGGCCGGTCGCGTCTTGCGCATCCGCATCGGTGTCTACGACGGCGGCACTCGAACCCGGCTCGTTCGGCGGCGGTGTCACGTCAGAGAGAGCAGCGCCGACGGCCTCACCGGCTTTCCTGAGCGCGACTCGCAGTCCAGAACCTACCTCTGGCGCTCTAGCCGGTCGGTTGAAGTTCTCGCGTTCAACGCTGCGTATCAGACAGCGTGTAGCCTCGATCAGTTCATCCCGCGCTGCTTCTACTCGTTCAAGCCGCGCCCGCATCTCGCTCTGAACAACGTCACGCTCCCAATCGCGCTCGTGCTCCATCGTGTTCGCCCACTTGCGCGCCTCGTCGCGTTCTTGTATGGCTGTCTCGCGGGCAGCGACAAGACGAGCGAGCGCGGCGAGCGCAGCCTCACGGGTCTCTCGGGCCTCGTCGTCCTCCCACCGCATGAACGGTGACTCCGCAGCAATCAGCTCGAGCGTTTCCCGTATGGTGGCTTCGTCGCTCACCGGATCACTTCGACGTGTGAGAACTCGATCGTGAGCAGTTGCCGGGCGGCCTGCCGGATCAGCCACGCTTCTCGACGCACCCGTTTCCGCCGCCGCCTGGCCCGTGAGGCAACGACGAGTTGGGCGGTGACCGCGACCACGATCAGGAGGGCGGCGGCGGCGACGGCGAGCTCGAGCAGTCTCATAGGCGGCTGTTGCGGCCGGCGCGGCGCAACGACAGCTCGGCGGAATCGAGGGCGAGCGAGACGCGTTCGAGGTCGATCCGGAGCAGCTCGTTCCCGATCGCGCTCCGCTCGGTGATCCTGCTGCGACCGGCGCGGACGTCCTGCTGGAGCTCGTAGAGGCGTTGCTCCCAGCCTTCGATCATCGCGGCGGTGACGAACCTCGACAGGGTGGTCATGAGTCGGTGCCGAAGAGGAGCGTGCTCGCGGTTGTGCGGGTGACTTTCGCGATCGCGATCGCGACGTGGTCGGGTGGGACGCTGGTCCCGCGCTCGTAGTTCCCGATCGAGCGGGGCGAGACACCGGTGAGCTCGGCGAGCTGGGCGCGGGTGAGGTTCGCGTTCAGCCTGGCGCGGCGGATGCGCGCGCCGTACCCGTTGGTCGCCGCAGACCCGTCCGAGCCGTCCATGTGGTCCTCCGAGCGTGCTGCTGCGCTGGGTGCTGCCACGTAAGCCCCCCTCCGTTTTGCATACCAGCCAGTTGCCTAGTGGGGACTTACGTATAACCCTCGACGTACTTTACGACAACACTGTTTTTTCGCTATCAGCGGCCTTTACCCGAAACCCATGCCGCGAAACGGTAGCTGCATGGTAAGCGGATGGTACACTGTCTAGAAACTTTACAAGGGGATGGGGAACGTGGCGGGCGAGCAGACTGGCCGGTCGATGACCAAGCAGGACCTCAAGAACGTGCGGAAGGCGGCGATCAAGGTCGAGAGGGCACGTGAGAAACTGGTCGAGATGATGCGCCGAGCCCAAGCCAGCGGCGAATCGCTCCGCGACATCGGCGAAGAAGCCGGCCTCTCCCACCAAGCAGTCTCCAACCTGTTGAAACAGCACGAAAGGGGTCCAGAATGAAAGCCATCTTGCTCGCGATCGCCGGTATCGCCGCGATCGGCTTCGTCATCCACAACAGCTCGTCGAGCTCGAACGACACCAGCTCATCCGCTGCTCCACCGAGCGGCACCGCACGACTCCAGCTCGAGACGCACGCGAGCTACTGCCGCACCGACCCGTTCGACGCACGCCTGTACGTGTACGTCACCTTCCGGAACACCGGGACCGCTCGCGGAACGGTGTCTGTGACGCCGTGGCGCCGCTACAGCGACGGGTCGACGAACGACTCGGTGATGGACATGTTCCAGGTGACGGTGCCGGCGCACAAGTTCAAGACGGTGTACGGGATGTACGACTACAACGCGCAGCAGCACGAGCTGCTCGAGTGTGGCGTCTACGTCGGTGACAACCTCAGACCGATCCCGATCCGCGTCGCTTCGTGACGGACTCCTTTCGGATCATGCTCGGCGACCATGAACTAGCGAGCTTCACCGACCACGAGGTACGCGAGGTCAGCGTCACCTTCGACGAGGGGCGGATGACGTGGCGGTGGAACGGCCGCAGCTGGGTCGTTGATCTACTTCCCGTTGCGGCTGGGCAAGGCAACAACGATCATCGCGACCCCGCCGAGCAAGCCGAGCGCAGCCAGTAGGTCGGTGTCGAGGTTCCGGTTCCGGATCAGCACGATCAGGGAGATCACGAGGACGGCGACGGCGAGGAGGAGCAGCCACACCTCCCGCCTGACCTGGGTCATGGTTCGGCGACCCTGACGAACACGGTTGCCTGCCCGGTCTTGGAGCGTTGCCGGCGCATCACCTGGCCGCCGTTGGAGTTGTCGGCGTCGGAGGTGTTCCCTTCGATCGCGGAGAAGATGTTGCTGTCGACCCACTTCTCGAAGATCCCGACGTGGTCGTAGATGGTGTCGCCGGCCCAGTCGTAGCAGACGAGGTCGCCGGGGATCGGGCTGTCGGTCGTCTTCAGTCCGTTGAGGGCGTTGCGGGCGTCAGCGACGACGTACGGGACGTAGCTGTAATAGCTGCCGGCTTTGAAGCTAGGTGAGCCGTTGCCGCTGTACTCGAAGCACCAGCTCGCGAACAGGGCGCACCAGGGGACGCCGTTCATCCCGTACCAGACCCCGTACGGTTGCATGTTCGAGCCGGGGGGTGATTCGACTGTCCCGATCTGGGTGATCGCGGTCGCCAGCGCCATCTGCCGCACCGTTGAGGCTGGTGGGGGTGGCGGCTCGGTGCCGCCGTACGCGTCCCACGCCTGGTTGATCAGGCTGGCGGCGTAGTCGTCCATCGCGTACTCGCCCTCGTGGGGGAGCCCCGGGGGGATGATGATCGAGCGGAGCGTGTTGAACGTTGTTTTCCCGAGGTACCCGGTCGCGTCGAGGTGCTGTTGCCGTTGGATCCCGGCGATACCGGTGTCGTTGACGTTCCCGGATTTCCCGTGTGCGAACTCGCTTGTGTAGGTCTGGTTGAACGTCCCGAACTGCCAGCGGCCGGCGCGGGAAACCACGCGTTTGTAGGCTTGGACGTCGGGGCCGGGGACGCTCGCCGGGTAGCCTGCCGCGTCGCTGGGGTACAAGGGCCGGGGGAACCCGGCGACCCTGACCATCGGGCCGCCGGGGTACGGGTTCTGCCACCACTCGCTCATCTTCGTTCGCTACTCCTCCCCGTCGTCGTCGCTGTCGGGCTCGGGCTCGGGCTCGGGGGTGGTGGGCTCGGTCTCGGTGTCGGTCATGCTGCGCTCCTTCCTTGTTGGGTTACCAGACGAGGGTGCCGTATGAGTGCGGGACAGCTGTTGGGGCGCACGAGAACAGCCAGGTGTCGTTGTAAAGGCTGCTCCCGGTCGGGCTGTTGCCGCCATACATGAGGATTTTCCCGGTGGCGGGGTCCTCGGAGCCGAAGGTTGAGCCGCCGCCGCGGCCGGTCGGGGGCGAGCTCGGCGCGAGGTCGGTCCAGGCGTGCGCGAGGTTGTCGTAACGCCAGGTTTGTTGCATGTTGTCGTTGTTGCCGTCGCTGCCGCTGAACATGATCGCGCCGTGGCAGAACGAGCTGTACTCCCACAGGAACTCGGTGTAGGTGTTGAAGCTGCTGAACGGCGGCGACGGCATGGTGGCGGTGTCCTGCGTCCAGTCGCTGCCGTCCCACACCCAGACGTCGTTGTAGACGAACGTGGTTCCTTGGTGGCTGCCGGGGCCGAGCACGACCCCGGGGATCCTGGGGTCGTAGGTGAGCGGCGACAGCCGGTGCGGCGGCTTGTTCGTGGGTGATTGCGCGATCCAATCGGTGCCGTTCCACAGGTAGGTGAGCCCGTACGCGGTCGACGCGTCGATCTCGACCCACAGCACGAGGTTGTTGTTGCCGGGGTCGTAGCAGGAGAACGGGCGTCTCAGGCTGCTGTTCGTGACGGGCGCGTGGGTGGGCGTCAGTTGCGTCCAGTCGGTGCCGTTATAGGTCCATGTCTCGGTGATCCATGAGCTCCCGTTGAACCCGCCCTGCAGGATCAGTTTGTTGGTGGCGGGGTCGAACCCGAGCGCGCCCACGAACCTCGAGTTGGGGTGGTGGGCTGTCGTGATTTGGGTCCAGTCGGTGCCGTTCCATTCCCAGGTGTCGGTGCTGTAGGTGGAAGGGAGGGTGGTGACGCCGCCGTAGAGGACGACGACGTTGCGGCTGGGGTCGAGGCACATGACGTGCCCGGATCTACCGCCGGGGTTGTGGACGGGGGTGAGCTGCTCCCACCCGTACGCCATCTCAGGCGGCCCTCTGCAACGCCAGCGACAATGTGACCCGCTGGACGGTCGAGACGCTCGAGACGTTGTAGCGGATCACGTCGCCGGCGGTGACGGTGGTTGTCCAGCCGGTGAGGGTAGTGTCGCTCGCGTGGTTCGCGCTCGAGAGGGTGGGTTTCGCGCTCGCGGTGATCGAGTCACCGCTCGTCGGGGGGAACGCGCTGAGGGTGTCTTTCCACAGGTCGACCACGATCGACCCTGTTGCGTCTGCCATCAGTGCCCAGCCGAGGATGGTGCAGTCGAAGTCGACCCGCATATCGCCCTTCACGCCGGTGGTGATCGCGACCCCGCCACCATCAATGAGGAACTCGAGGGTGCCGATCAGGCCGACACCGGTGGGGACACCGGAGATCTTGATCCAGGTGGTGCCGTCTGATTCGTAGAGACTCATCAGACTTTGGTGAGCCGGATGAACGCGGGTGAGATCGCGCCGCCGGTCCCGGTCCCGGCGGCGATCGCAGGGGTCCCGGTTGTCGCGGACGCGTGCGCGAGGAACTGGTAGGTGTGCGATCCGGCGCTGGGGGTGAAGCGGTAGAACAGCGACAGCGGGAGCCGCTGCTGGTTCGTGCTCGCTTGCTGCAACGCGATCGCGGTGCCGATATACGACCCGGACTCGCCGATCCCGATCACGATGAACCCGCCCGCGGTTTGCGCGAGTTGCCCGTCACCGGTGAACAGGTGCGCCATCACCGGGTTCCCGTCGTAGGTGTGCGACGTGCCAGCGATGATGCTGGTCGGGGAGGCGGAGTTGGTGCTGGTGATATTGGTCGAGGTGGTTTTCTGGTCGTAGCTGATTTCGGTGCCGGGCCCCGACCCGGGCAACGCCCATTTGAGGCCGGTCGTCTGGGTCGAGTCGGCGGTGAGGACGTACCCGTCGGTGCCGACGGGGAGCTTGGCGGCGGTGTCGGCGCCGGTCGCGGCGGCGAGGTCGCCTTTGGTGTCCCAGATCGTGTCCGAAGCGACGCCGGTGCCGCCGCTGACCGCGACGACGGTGGCGACCGTGACGCGGCCTTTCGCGTCGACGGTGAAGATCGGGACGTGGGTCGCGTCGCCGTAGGTGCCGGCCGTGACACCGCTAGTAGCCAGGGTCGGGTTGGGGTAGGTGCCGGTGAGGTCACCACCAGCTGGGCCGGTCGGCGCGGTCGCGGTCGAGACGAACACGCTGTCGTCGCTGGCGAAATAGTAGGCGCCCTTGTTCCCCGGCCCAGCGGCCGGCCGGTCGCTGGGAGCCCGATCATGTGGATCCCTTGCTGCCCGCCCGCGTAGGGTTTCTCGCCGAGCCAGGCGAGCTCGTCGCTGCCTCCGGGGACGTGGTCGCGGTCGTGGCGGGTGACCTGCTGCCGGCTCATGTATTGTCCCAGTGCGGCGGCATCGTCGCCCAGAACGTCGCCGGGCTCAGGTCGAGCCGCAAAGTGACGTTCGGGATCGCGCCGCCGAGCACAAGCTGGTACTCGAGCCCCTCGACGAAGTAGAGGTCGCCGCCAAACCCGGTCCCGTAAGGGGTGTCAACGGTGACAGCGATCTGGTCGCCGATCTCGACGTTGCAGACCAGATTCCAGTGGACGCTCGCGTTCGCCGCGCTGAGGCTGACCGGCCGCAGGGTGACGTTCGTGATCCGGGTGCCGGGGTTCTTGAAGTTGGCCACGTAGTAGTCACCGAACATCTGGCATTCCGCGAGCGGATCACCGGCATTAGGGCCGGTCGTCGCGCCGGCGTTCAACAGGTCCATCCCCGACAGCGACCTCGACCCATACTTGGTGATGCTGGTCGCGTCGTAGACGAGCTGCCCGCCGATGTCGGCGTCGGTGATCCCCCGGGGGCAGAAGAGCGCGTTGTTGATCACCCGGTTCACATCGCGGTCGAACACGAAGTCCGCGAGCGCGACCAACGCGTGGGTGGTCGGATTCGCAGCAACGGTCGGGATGTCACCGACATTCCAAGAGTGCGACTCGTAGCTGCCGGGGTCGAAGCGGGCCATCCGGCCGCGGAAGTTCGCACGGCCGTCCTTACCGATGAAGAAGTTCGCGACGCCGGGGAACTCCGCATCGGCGGCGTCCTGGATCGCCGCCAGCGACGAATACCCGGGCGAATACGTGGTCTGCTGCACCCGCACGTTCCCGCTGTAGATGTCGGTCATCCCGGACGGAACCCCGCAGTCGGCGAGGACGGTCTTGATCCGGTCCTGGACGGTCTCCTCGACGTAGGTGATGTTCCCGTTCGTGTTGCTCGCCTTCGACCCGGTGCCGCCGGACGCGAAGTCTGTTGACGGGGGCACCTCCTGCAAGGCGAGGAGGGAGAACAGGTCGACCATCGGGATCACGCCCCGGTTGACGCGGGCGCCGCCGTCAAGAGCGGTTTGCTCGATGCTCTGCGTCAGCCCCTGATAGATCGTGACATAGCTCGAGGTGACAGGGTTGAGGAGCTGGAGCTGGGCGGGGCAGTTCGGGTTGATCGGGTAGAACGCGCTCGAGGCGTTCGTGGGATCGAGGAGCCCGGTCTTGTCAGCGAACCCGACCTGCGCGGTCCCGGCCTCGGTGCGGTCGGTCAAGTATTGGCGGCCGCGGCGGACGCTAACCGTCTGGCACATCGAGGCGATGTCGGTGTAGCTGGGACTGGTGGCGAGCGCGTTCGAGCCGTACGCGACCCTGACCTTGCACGCGACCGAGCTCACGGCAGCGGTTTGCCGGCGTGGATCCCCGAGTTCTGCACGGCACGATGCCTGGCCCCCTTGGTCTGGTGGTTCGTGACCGCGGTCGCGACCTTGGTCCCATCGATGTGGATGTCGCTGTGCACCTGGATCGTCTGCCCCTGCAGGGACATCGCGCTCGGCACGCGGCCGCCATGACTGATGATCTGCGCGATCCTGGCTTCCTCCTCACGGCGGGCGGCGAGGTTCTTGAACGCGATCCCGCTTGTCGCGGCTGCGCTGCTCGCAACCTTCCCCGTCGGGCCGAAGTCGCTGAGGTTCTGCGCGAGCTCGTTGTTGGCTTGGGTGATGAAGTTCCACGCCTCGATCTGCGCGTTGATCGACAACTTCCCCGACTTGAGCGCCTTCTCGGCGGCCTCTTTCTCGCGCCGATACAACGCCTGCAGCTCGGGCGTGGCGGCCCCGGTCGCCTCGAGCCGCGCCTGTTCGAGCTGCAACTGGATCGGTACTTGGAACTGCTGCTGCACCCGGCTGTAGCGCTGGAACCGTTTGTTGACGTCCTCGACGACCGTTCGTTCCCGCTTGAGTTGGAGCGCGACCGCGGCGGCTTGCGCGTCGCGTTCGGCCTTTGCCCGCTTGTCCTCCTCGCCTCTCAGGGTCGCCCTCACCGTCGCCGCGGACGTGCGGGCCGCAGCACGGCCAGTCGCGGACACCCGCTTGTCCTGCGACTCCTTGATGTAAGCCTCGATCAGCTTGTTGTAGGCGACCTGGTCGTCGGCGAACCCCTTAGTGCTTTTCGCGGTCACAAGGAGGGCTTTCGCGTGGGAGATCCGGATCCGGTCAGCCGCCTGTGCCTCCCGCTGTGCCTCCCTGAGAGCTTTTTCTCGTGCCGCTTTCTCCTTGTCGGCCGCGGCTCTCGCCTTGTCGGCGGCGGCCTGGTTGATCTGGTTGATGTGGTCCAATGTCTGCGTGAGGTCGTTCTGGTAGTTGGTGACCTCCTGGACGTATTTCGCGTTCGAGATCCGGTTCTGGGCGCGGAGCTTTCCGGCGAAAGCGATTGCTGCACGGTCACGGCCGGCCTGCTGCCGCAACAGCGCGATGTCGTCCGGGTGCGCGGCCAGCCCGACCGCGAGCTGCTGCGCTGCCGTCAGTGGTTGGTTCCCGATCCCACTGACTCCTCCTGGTACCGATACCCGGCCTGGCCCTGCCGCGCCACCGATTACGCCCCGGCCGGCGGGCCGGGTGACGGTGTAGGTCATCGCTCTGACCGCGGCGTTGTACGCCTTCGTCGCGTCGCCGCTCGAGACCCCGCCCAACGCCACCCGTTTCACGAACTCGTCCTGGGACATTCCCTGCGCGACCGCGGCCCGGGCCGCAACAGGCAGACCTCCCGCCGGAATGTTCTTCGTCCCTACCCCGGGGATCCCCTGACCGCCGAGCCACTTCGCGAACCGCTGCCCCTCCTTCGAGACGACGTAACTGATAGCGATCGTGACCCCGATCGCGCCCATCGTCCCCAGCCGAGTCAGCGCCGCCCTCAACAACGACACTTCGGTTTTGGAGTTCTTCGCGGCGGTCCCGATCCCGGCCAGCCCTTCGACCAGACGAGCACCTTTGAACGCGAGGAACGCGGCGGCGAGCAGCTTGACCTCGTTCCGAGTGCCACCGACCGCGTCGCCGAGCGCCTTGAACACCCTGGCGAGCGGACGGACGATGTCCATCAGCGCGTTGAACGCGCCGGTCAGGGTCTTCACGGCAGACTCGACGTCGCGTTGCAGCCGCCCGGACCGGTTGAGCTTGTCGAGCCAGCTCGTGAACCGAGTCAGGAGCCGATCGATGGTCGGCAATAAGGCAGTCCCGATGATCACCTCGGTGTTGTGCAGGGTGGCGTGGAACCGGTCGAACTCGGTCGTGTTCGCTCTCGCCTGCCCCGAGAGTTTCTGCGCAGCCTGGTAGATCAGCTCCATTCCGTGTCGTTCCTTGTCGAGCCCTGGGACGGCACGGCGGAGGGCGGTCTCCTGGTTACCGAACACCTTCGCGAGCACGGCGGCGGCGGCGGACAGGTCCATGTTTCGGGCCCGCGCGAGGTTCGCGGCGACGCCCTGAAGTTGCATCGCGCGGGAGATACGCCCGGTGCCTCGCTCGAGCACCGTGAGCGCCTTCTCGCTGTCTTCGGTGGTGAACCCGTACTTCTCCAGTGAGAGGCTCGCGGCCTCGACCTGTTTCCGGTTCGCGGCGAACGACTCGCCGGCGGCTTTCATCTGCGCAGCCAGCGAGCGTTGCGCCTTCCCTGCGTCGAGCGCAGCGCTGACGCTGGTCTTGATCGCCTCGGTCGCGGACGCGAACCCGAGGAACCCGGCGCCGGCGATCGCGAGGTTCCGACCGAGCCCGTGCAACGCACCTGAGCCAACGACAACGCCGCGGGTCATGCGGCCCATCTCGGTCTCGAACTTCTTCGTGTTGTTTGCGGCCTGCCGGTACGTCTTGTTCAGCGACGACGCGTCGCCGACGAGCTCGACGATTAGCTTGCGGGCCACTCAGGCCCCTTCGGCGAACCGGTGCATGTCGACGTAGGTGTCGAGGTAGATCTCGCTCATGCGAGAGGGTGTAAGGCCGGGGAAGTAGTGACCGACCCATGGCTGCCAGAACCGGTCGGGGTCGGACTCGATGGGGCAGCCGGCGATCCGTTCGCAGGCGTGGGCGGTGTGCTCGAGCCGGTCTCGGAGCCGTTGGGGGCTGAGTCCTGGGTAGGGTCCTCGGCGGCCTCTTCGACGCCTTCGAGCTGGACTTCTTCGAGCTCGAGCTGGCTGACGAACTTGACGACCTTGTCCCGTGACCAGCCACGGTGGACGTGCGCGACCGCGACCGCGACCATCGCCGTCTGCACACGGATGTCGAGGGAGGCTTCGTCGTCTGCGGCGACGAGGAGGTCGATGAAGCGGTCCCAGTCGAGGCCGGTGATCTCGCAGACGAGGGCGGGGTCGCCGTGGCGGAACTTGTCGACGACGGGGTAGCGCTGACCGCGGATCTCGTAGGCGGGATCCATCAGATCGGCCCTCCGGCGTTGAACCTGTCCGCGACCAGATCGAGGGCGTGCTCGACTGTTGCTTCGAGCCGGGGCGCGTTCTGTTCTAGGGCTGGTTCCATCGCGCGGTTCATCATCAGGTCGGCGAGGTTGGGCCGCCGCCTGCCACCCGGGCCGCGCATCTTGACGCCGCGTTTCTTGGGGGCGACGTACACGAGGGTGCGGGTGACGCCGACCCGCATCTGCGCCCACCCGGGGCTGTACGGCATTCGCCGGATCCGGCCGAGGGCGAGCTGTTCGGCGTCGCGGGCGACGGGCTGCCCTGTTTCGACGAACGCGGCACGGACGAACCTTTGCGACTGCTTGTCCGCCAATGCGAACGCGCGCATGAGCTCGCGGTAGCCCTTGATCTGAATTTGGCCCCCGGTGGGCATGTCAGGTGGTGCCCCACGCGAACCCGACCGTCCCGCTCGCGAGGAACGTCGCTGTGATCTCCCCCCGGGCCGACAGCTGCCCGTTCAGGCCGTCGTAGGAGTAGAGGACGGCGGAGCCGCCGAACGTGGGGTTCGTCGCCGAGGGAGCGGCGGTCGCGTCCGGCTGGACTTTCATCGCGAACACGCTCCCTGACGCGTACAACGGCTGGAGGGTCTGGTGGACCTCGCCAGCGCCGAAGCTTTGCAGGAACCCGATCACGATCTGCTGCGACCGTGTCCCCGGCAGGTACTCACGAGTCCCGGTAGGGGAGAACCCGGACACGTCGACCTGCTCCGCATCCTCGGGGGTGTCCAGCGAGAAACCGAACCGGGAAAGGTCGACGCTGTTGACCGTAATCTTGGCATTGGTGAGCAGGTACTTGGGCACGTCATGCTCCTTTCGTTGGCGCGAGCTCCACTCGCGCGGTTAGCTCGCGCATCAGGTGGGCCCGGTGCGATGCGGGGGCACCAGGCCCACAATGGAGGAACCGATCCCCGTCCAGGTCGCGGGCGCCGAAGTAGAGGGCGTTCCATTCGAGGCCGAGCCAGTGGGTGCGCCGGTACAGCTCGGTCTCGTGGTCCTGGTGGACGGGGACCTCGTTCGGGGTGTACCCGAGCAGCTCCTGAAGCGCCCCCTGCTCCCACCACTTAAAGTGGAGGTAGCCGTCGAGCCGCCAGATCGCCTCGAGCACCGGCTGCATCGATTGGCGCACGTACCAGACCCCGGCCGAGGGGACTTCGCCTTCGGGGGTGTGATGGACGGTGATCGCCTGCCACGCCTCCGGCGGGATCTCGTCGGCGAGGTCGCGGTCGCGTTCGGCCATGATCACGTCGCAGTCAACCCAGAGCGCTTCGTCGTACTCCTCCAACGCCCACAACAGGACGGTGATCTTGTGCCACGACGGGGGGCGGCTCAATTCCGGGGGGGCTTCGGTGAGGAGCGTGTAGCCGTGCCGGTCGGCGTAATCACGAAACCCCGGCAGCGCGATCTCGAGGAGCTCCTGGAACCCGGTCGCGCCGAACGTGACCAACGCGCGATTCATGCGCGAACCTTGGCTCGGCGTTGGGCCCGGTTGAGGCGTGGTGTGGTGAGTTGCTCGAGCGCCGGGCGCCAGTAACTGTCGGCGACGAGGTCGGCGTCGTACTCCAGGGCGAAACGCGCGGCTGCGTCACGCAACCGCCGGTCACCACGGGCGTCGTAGGCGGCTTCGAGGCACTCGGCGATCGAGTGGATGAACGGGGTGAAGAAGTCGGCCTCCTGGCCCGGGTGGTCGCGGGGCTGGCCCTGAACGAGCCAGCCGGCCTCACAGAGCTCTGTCATCGCGGAGTGGTCGGATGCAATTACCGGCACCCCACAGGCGGCCGCTTCGATCAATGGGACGCCGAAGCCTTCACCCATACTCGGCATGAGCAGGCAGTCCATTGCCTGGTAGGCGAGGGCGAGGAAGTCGTGGGGGATGCCGCGCCACCACGCCTCATCGGAGGGGATCCGCATCCGTTCCTGCGGCAGCCCCTTCCGAGTGGCAAGGTTGTAAAGGTTGAGCCCGCCGGCGCCGGGGCGGGGGTTGCCGTTGGAGTGGACGTACAGCCACGCGTCCGGGTGGTTCAATGCCAACCGACCGAAACCGGCGAACGCCTCCGCGAACGACTTCCTCGACATGTTGGGGTCACCGACGTTCGCGGCGACCATCCCGACCAGGAACGCGTCCCGAGGAACACCGAGCTCGTCCCGTGCCAGGTCTCTCGCTTCGGGGTGGGGCCGGAAGATAGTGGTGTCGATCCCGTGCGGGACGTACAACGGGTCGAGGGCGGCTTGTCGCATCATCCGCTCCCCGAAGCGCGACATCGCGATCGGCTGGATCCGTTTGTGAGCTAGCACCGGGAGGACGATCGACGGGATCGGAGTGTGATCGATCGGCGCCCACACCGCGACCGGAGGCCCGTCGGGCCACTCGTCCGGCTTCAACACCCACGCGTCGCACAACGCGATCACCTGGTCGGCCTTGAAGTCGTCGAGATAGAAGGGGAGGGCCCGGTTGCCGTAGTCGTTGTCGGTCGGGTAGACCGGGTAACCGTCCCAGCCGAGCAGGGAGTCCTGGAGGCCGTAGTTGGCGAAGATCGCCATCTCGTGCCCCTGCCCGGCCAACCTGGGGACGAAGAGGGCGGTTTGTTCGCCGTACCCGGAGCCGACCCAGGGCGCGTTCGAGAGCCAGAGGATTCTCATAGCTCGACCCTGAGTCGCCAGACGCAGCCGAGCAATGTTCCGTTGCCGGCGGGGTCGGCGTACTCGCCGTACCCGGTCGGGAACTCGACCCCGCTCCCATAGAGCAGTCCTGCGGTCGAGGCGGCGGTGGTGAGCGCGATGATCACCGAGCCGGGGTTGTTACGGGGGTCCATCAGCTCCAAGAGCAGCTCCTGCCCGGCATCCGTGTCAGCGGTGTTGACGCGGGCGCGGATGACGAACACCGCCTCCCAGGAGCCTTCGCCGTAGGCGGATCGTTCGAGGAACGTGTCCGGGGCCGGGTAGATGTCGATCGACGGCGGCGAGGGGTTGGTGTTGAACCCGGCCGTGACCTGCAGCTCAGGGATCGTTGAGCTGAGCGGCTCGAGCGCGGTGGCGATCGCTTGGATCACGTCGTTCATGCGACCCCGAACCCGTTCTGTTTGATCGACAACAACCTGGCGCGGTGGCGCCACCAGCTGTCCCTGGGGGCGACGATCGGGATCGACTCTGGGCCGATCGGGATCGCCGCGAATGGCCGGTAGTTCAACGCCCATAGCTCCTGAGCGCGGTCGAGGTTCACGTCGATGATGGTGGGGTGGTACGGCTGCGGCGCCGGGCTTTGTGCTGTGTAGCCG